ATAAATCAGTAGAGCTAGAGCAAGCATACGATAAGCTAGAGGATCAGTACTGGGATTTAATCGAGTGGTTAAAAATTCATGCACCATTAACTCTTGAATCATACAAAAGAAGGGATACATTATGAAGATTTACCGTATATTAGACGAAGATAACAACTTATTTCGCATTGTGAAATGTGAATGGGAACGTGATAGACTACTGGCACTTGACTCTCGCTTCAGATGTGATACAATATTAATGAAGAAAGTTTTTAATAAACGTGATGATGCCTATACATGGGCTTACAATAAGGTAGGAGAGTGTTTAATATGAACAGAAAAGAAATCATGGAAAAGCTTTTATCAGACATGGAATCAACAATCTATTTAATGAAACAACAATACGCTAGTGATGGTAAAGTAGCACTGCAAGGTAAGCTTGATTACATTGAATCAATTCTAGAATGGATTACTCAAGGGGGTAAAGTATGAGATGCATTTGCTGTGATAAAAACCTAAGTGACTTTGAATCCACACGAAAGTCAATACATACTAACGAGTACATTGACATGTGCCAAAAATGTTACAGCACAATCGTTAGAGATGTACCAACACTTGAACGTGAGGACTTACTAACTAATGATGAGAAAGAAGATACAGAAGAGTACAAAGAACTCTAGACAACACTGTAATTTTGTGATACACTATTACTATATAGTACTATGTAAGTTAAAAACATACTATATAAGTAAGAACATACTATATAAGGACTTATATGTTACACTTTGATGATACTTTAGAAGCTGAACAATACGAATATCATTTTGCTATCAGTGATATTGTCGATAAGATTGATCTCTATGGCTATGATGCTGTGATGGAAGACATTAAAGACTACTATCACAAAAGACAATTCGATAGAATGTATGAATCAGAATTTTAATAACGAGATTGTTGTCGATATTGATAACTGGTTAAACTTTTTAGATACTTTACACGATAGCTTTCCTGAAATCTATAACGATCCTGATAGTGCAATGATAGGATTCGAATCAGACTGGGAAGAATACAAAAGAATCTTGTCTAACATTAAGGAAAGATAATGTACGAAGTTAAGCAGTCCTCCACTGTCGTTAAAGCACACAGACCATGTAAAGATTGTGGTTCAAGTGATGCGTTAAGTATATACAGTGACGGACATACGTATTGTTTTAGCTGTCAGACCAACACAAAGGCTGTCAGAGAGGCGATCGATGATACAGTAATACCTACCTATAGGGATAAATTTAAATTGAATACAGAGCGTTTTAAGGGCATTCCTGACGATGCTGAAGTAATACCGTTTACTAAACGTGGCATTGTGCAGAAGACTTCAGAAGTATTTGGGGTCAGAGTGGATGATAACAAGATCTACTTTCCGTACTATGACATCAACGGTACTCTTGTAGCTACCAAGATGCGAGGAAAGAAAGAGAAGACATTCAGCAGTGACGGTGCATGGGCAGAAGCTACGTTGTTTGGACAGAACCTGTTCACCAAGGGTGGCAAAGCTATCACGATCACTGAGGGTGAGTTCGATGCGATGGCTTGCTATCAGATGACCGGCTCACGTTACCCTGTCGTGTCTATCCGTAACGGTGCAGGTAATGCATTGAAGGATTGTCGTGCCCAATACGAGTACCTAGATTCATTCGAGAAGATTGTTATCTGCTTTGATGCTGATGAGCAGGGTGTTAAGGCAAGTAAAGAAGTAGCAGAGTTGTTTGGTAGTAAAGCACACGTGTTCATGCACACAGGTACTACGCATAAGGATGCATGTGATTACTCATTTAACAACGATACTAAGTTGTTCATTGAGAAGTGGTGGAACGCTGACAAGTACGTACCTGATGGGATCGTAGCAGGTTCAACACTATGGGATATCGTATCAGCACCTGTAGAGAAAGCTGATGTGTTGTATCCATACAACGGTCTTAATGATTTAACATACGGAATCCGTAAGGGTGAGCTAGTTACTGTGACAGCAGGTTCAGGACTAGGTAAGTCACAATTCTTACGTGAGATTGTATGGCACATCTTGAATAACTCAGAAGATAACATCGGCTTGATGTTCTTGGAAGAGTCAGTTAAGAAGACAGCACAATCATTGATGAGCTTGGCAGTTAATAAACCTTTACATTTACCGGACAATAATGCGACAGACGATGAACGAAGATACGCTTTTGATAAGACTCTTGGCACTGATAGGCTATTCCTGTTTGATCATTTCGGGAGCACTTCTATCGATAACATTCTTAATCGGGTACGGTTTATGGCTCGTGGGTTGGATTGTCAGTATGTTTTCGTAGACCACGTGAGTATCATTGTATCTGCACAAGAGTCCGGTGATGAGCGTAAAGCAATTGACGAGATCATGACCAAGCTTCGCATGCTAGTACAGGAAACAGGTATCAGTTTGTTTGTTGTATCACACTTGAAACGCCCTAATGATAAGGGTCACGAGGAAGGAGCAGCCACGACACTGGCACAGCTACGTGGTTCAGGTTCAATTGCACAGCTAAGTGACGTAGTTATTGGATTGGAACGCAACGGTCAACACCCTGAGATACTCGAGAGAAACACTACTCACGTTAGGGTTTTAAAGAATCGTTTCAGTGGACTGACTGGTAAAGCTTGTCGATTGTTCTACAGTAGGATGACTGGTCGCATGGATGAGATGCCACCGGAGGAGCAAACACTGTGAGAGATTTCCTTTTGACACTGCTCTTTGTATTTGTATTCATGGGTGGGTTTGCTTATGGTTCACTGAACCACTATGTAGATAACATGACTCACTGTACTAGCTATACTAAAAGTGGTGTTAAATGGATAGGTTACAGAGCAATCAGTGATGACTATGATCGCAGATGTTTTTGGTTAGAAGAAAGATTCCCTTACAGGGTTCAACAAGGAGTGGAGGTAAAGAGATGATTAAGTTTGTTAAGTTACCTTGGTTCAAAGGCACACCGGTGTATTGGAATCAGTATTACTTTAATAGTGGCAGACCGTACAGAGCATACCGATTGTTCTGTCTATCGATAAGGATTTATTATGACTGATTTAGTTTATCGTTTGAGAAAGAGAGCAGAGATACGTAGGCAGATTGATACTCGTAAGTCAGTACAGAATAATGAACCTGATCGTATCGCAGACTTGTTAGAAGAAGCATCAGAAGAGATAGAACATCTTGAGAAAGTAAAAGATTTACACAGAGATGCACATCATAAGTGTGTACAATTATCAAGAGATGAGTATAAAAAAGTTTTAGAAACCATGGAAAAGTATAAAAAAGTGTTGATAGATATAGCTAATGATTATCCTGAGCTGAGTTACGACAAGGCTCGTATGCAAAATCTAGACCACATTAAGTGGGCAAAGGAGGTACTAAATGAAACTGTATGATTTAAAACGAGGTGATAAGTTTATTATTACTGATGATGATGCTAGAGTGCCAGTGGCTTCACCTAAAGCTGAGGCAGGTAAGGTATATTGGTTTGGTCATATTGATGGTATGTATTCATACTCTAAAGATGGTGATGATGTGGTTCACTTCGCAGCTTGGACTGAAGTAGAACGTGTCGATGAAACGGAGAAATGAGAACATGAAAACTAAAGAACAAGCAGAGCAGTACTTAGATAACTTAGAATTAAAGTGCAGAGATATGTATCAAGATGAGTGTGGTGCTGATGGTATTTATTTATCAGACGGTGTTTATGTAGATGCCTTGGACTATGCAATAATGCAAGGCGACTTAACCTCTAAAGAAGAGAAGATGTTTGAACAAGCTATGAATATTTTATATCCTGAGGAAGAATATGAAGCATAGACCATGTGGTAACGGTAAAGGTGATACACCAAGACCAATACAAGACAGGGAGAAGTTTGATAGTAACTGGGATTCAATCTTTGGAAAGAAGAAGAAACATGATGAAGTGGACAGGAACAACACTATGCCTGATCGGGATAGCACTGACAAGTCTTAATATCTTTCCATTGAATCTGTGGTTCGGGTTCATTGGTTCAGGCTTGTGGGCATACGCAGGACTACGTGAGAAAGACTTCGCATTATTTGTAGTAGAAATAGTTGCAGTTTTAATGTACGTAGGTGGACTAATTAAATTATTCGTGGTATAATAATAGCATGAAGATTATACTTGATATTGAAACCAATAGTACACACGATAAGATTTGGTGTGTAGTTACAAGAAACATTGAAACGGATGAGGTTAAGGTATGGACGGAAGTAAGTGGGTTACAAAAGTATTTGGATCAATGCGATTTGATTATAATGCACAACGGCATAAGCTTCGATGCACCAGTACTCCGGAAGAACTGGAAAGTTTCGATGAAGCTGAGCCAAGTGTACGATACGCTCGTAGCAAGTCGCCTCCTAAGTCCAAGTCTAGAGGGCGGTCATAGTCTAGATGCATGGGGTCAACGCCTTGGTTACGCTAAGTTTGAGTTCAGTGACTGGGATGGTGGGTGTACAGCACAGATGGTAACGTACTGTATCCAAGATACATTAGTAACACAAAAGCTGTATGAATATTTAGTAACAGAATTTAACAACCAAGGATTTGACAAAAGGAGTATTGATCTTGAACACAAAGTACAAGCAATCATCTGCAAGCAAGAACAAAACGGATTCAAGTTGGATCAGCAAGGTGCTATCATACTTATCTCAGAGCTTAAGAGTAAGCTTAGCAATATTGAAGATGAATTACAGAGTGTATTTCCAACGAAAACAACTGAAAGATATTCAGAGAAAACAGGAAAGAAACTCAAAGATGATGTCGAAGTATTCAACCCCGGAAGCAGACAGCAAATCGCCAGTCGCCTCCAAGAAAAAGGTTGGAAGCCAAAAAGATTTACAGAAAAAGGACAAGCAATCGTCGACGAAACAACGCTCAACGAAAGCACGATCCCCGAAGCAAAGTTAATCGGTGAATACTTGTTGTTACAAAAGAGAATCAGTCAGATAGATTCTTGGTTAAAGGTAGTAAGTAGTGACGGTAGAGTACATGGTCGTATCATTACCAACGGTGCAGTGACAGGTCGTATGACTCACATGAGTCCGAACATGGCACAAGTACCTAACTCAGGTAGTGAATACGGTGAAGAGTGTAGGGCTTTATGGACAGTAGAGAAAGGATATAAGTTAGTAGGTATCGATGCTTCAGGACTGGAGTTAAGAATGCTTGCTCACTATATGAAAGACGATGCGTATACAAATGAAGTCGTATCAGGCGACATCCACACAGCTAACCAAAAAGCAGCAGGGTTGGAAACGAGGAATCAGGCTAAGACGTTTATATATGCATTCCTCTATGGTGCAGGAAGTGCCAAGATCGGGACGATTGTTGGTGGTAACTCGCAGACAGGACAGCGACTCATCAATAATTTTCTTAAGAACACGCCTAAGCTACGAGAGCTTCGTGAAAAAGTGGTTCGGTTATTTTCTGAGAAAGGAACGCTACCGAGTCTTGATGGACGTAGGTTACAAGTTAGGTCGGAACATTCCGCACTCAACACACTCCTTCAAGGTGCAGGTGCAGTTGTCATGAAGCAAGCGTTAGTGTTGTTAGATAAGAAACTTAAGTCAGCAAAGATTGATTACAAGTTCGTAGCTAACGTGCATGATGAATGGCAGATAGAAGTAGAAGAAAGCAGGGCAGAAGAAGCAGGTAAGATGGGTGTTCAAGCAATAGCTGAGGCAGGATTAGTTCTCAACATGCGATGCCCTCTTACCGGTGAGTACAACGTAGGTAATAACTGGAAGGAAACACATTGATGAATGGGAAACTTAAGCAGTGCATCATGGAGATGCTTCGTATGGGAGAAAATCCTGAAGAGATTGCTGAGTCGTGTAGAGAGTCGTTGAATTATCTTCATAGTCTTAGGACATACGAACCTAATCATGATTTAGCAGACTTCTATCGTGCTTATAAAGATGCGGATCATAGACCATGAACATACCTGATGACGTAGAGTTAGTAGTAGGATTAGGTATTGACAAAGATGACAAGTTAGTACTTGCTACTTATCTAAACATGGAAGAACTTGAAGAGTTTCTTGAAGACTGTCTAGATATAGTAAGAGAAAAACAATTGTCAGAAAGCTTTACATTGCAGTAAAATGTGGTATAATATATGTGTAGTATCAATTACTTGAAAGGAAATTCAAATGAGCGTAGTTAAAATTAAAGGTGAATTGTTTTGGTCTAAGTGGATGAAAGAGTTGAACACTAAGTTTAACCCTGACAATGACCGTTACGAAGCTGTAGTAGGTAACATCTCTGATGCCGACTGTGAGAAGTTAAAGTCTTTAGGTATCAAAATTAAGAACAAAGAAGGTCAAGGTAACTTCATCATGGCTAAGAGTAAGTATGAGTTTACTCCTGCTACACCATCAGGTGATAAGGTTGAGATTGACGACATCGGTAACGGTACTAAGGTAGAAGTTGAAGTGTCTTCATATACACACCGTATGAGTGCTATGCACGGTAACGCACCTTCGATCAAGAAGATTACAGTTACTCAGCTAGAGAAGTACGAACCTGAAGCAGTGGCTGTAACAGACATTGACGATGACGACATCCTCTAAGAAAGCCTTGATCGATGCTGATTCTCTAGTTTATGCTATCGGTTTTTCAAGTCAAGACATTGAAGAACCTTTAGCTAAATGGAGACTCGATGAAGCGATCAATAATATTCTTACCGATATAGGTGCTACTGATTACGAAGGTTGGATTACTGGGAAAGGAAACTACCGTAACGACATCGCAGTCACAGCACCTTATAAAGGTCAGCGTAAAGCAGAGAAGCCTGAACACTATGATGCCTTAAGAGAACACATGCTAAAGAAATGGAAGTTCCACAAGACAGAAGGTATTGAGGCTGACGATGCAGTAGGCATAGCTGCTTATGCTGTATCTGAAAATGAAGTTATTATGGTTCATATTGATAAAGACTTGAATCAATTCAGAGGATGGCACTATAACTATAGGAACAAAGAAACCTATCATGTTACAGAGTTCGAAGGATTGAAGAGTTTTTATACTCAGATACTAACAGGAGATCGAATTGACAATATCATCGGTATCAAGGGAATTGGTGCAGTTAAAGCGGAAAGGATTCTTAAAGAATGCAAAGACGAAAACGAAATGTATCTTGCTGTACTCGAAGCATACAAAGGAGACTCGGAGCGAGTACTGGAAAACGGACAACTCCTGTGGCTACAAAGACAAGTAAACCAAGTTTGGCAACCTCCCCAATTGTCTACATCGAGTGGGTCGATGCAGTCTCAGACGGAGGATGGGAAGACGAAGTAAAGGTAGATATACATCCGGTTAGAACTATAGGCTACTTAGTAGCAGAGACTAACGATGGTATCTGTCTAGCTTCTACAGTGTCCGGTGAGATGAGTAACGCAAGGATGCATATACCAAAGTCATGGATTGTGAAACGAAAGGAAGTTAAACTTGAAACCCCAGTCAGCAAAAGCAAAAGGAAGAAACCTACAAAAGTGGGTCAGGGATAAGATACTTAGTAGCTTCCCTAGCCTACAGCAGGACGATGTAAGAAGTACTAGTATGGGTGCAGGTGGTGAAGATGTACAGTTAAGTCCGGCAGCTAGAGAGTTCTTTCCTTACCAAGTGGAGTGTAAGAACCTAGCAAAGATTGCTGTATATAACTACTACGAACAAGCTAAGGAACACGGTTATCATCAACCAGTTGTGTTCATTAAGCAGAATCAAAGTAGACCACTAGCTATTATAGATGCAGAATACTTTTTTAAAATGGTGAGCAAATGAGTTGTAACAATCATAGCTATGAGTCTCAACTTTCTGAACTTGCCGATGAGTTATATGATCGTGAGTGTGAGATTGAAACTCTAGAGGTTGAAACAAGGATGATGAGAGCAAGGATGGATCGTCTGTCAGAAGAGAACACATTGCTTATCAAACAAGTTGATGCTCTCTTATTGATGGTTAAGAGTAACGATGCTGAACGACTTAAAGTAATTCAAGAAGTTTGGCAGAACACTATGGAGAAACGTGGATGAAAGATGAATATGAATTAAACTTCAGAGACAGTGAACGTACAGTTCGACATACATTTACTGTCAATGATTCAGATCCGCATTGGGAAGTACATCGACAGTTTATTACTTTCTTAAGTGCAGTATACGGTTACGACTTACATGGAGAATACTCACAAGAATGAAGATACTATTACTAGATATTGAATCCAGTCCAAACGTAGCACACGTGTGGGGAATCTGGCAGCAAAACGTAGGTATCAATCAGCTGATGGAGTCTTCTTACGTACTCTGTTGGGCAGCTAAGTGGCTAGGCGAAGACGAGATTATGTTTGATTCTGTTCACGTATCTAAACCTAAAAAGATGCTGAGTAGAATTCATGACTTGATCTCTGAAGCTGATGCAGTAGTTCATTATAACGGTACTAAGTTTGATATGCCTACGTTAAACAAGGAGTTCTTATTGCAAGACATGAATCCTCCCGCTCCTTACAAGCAGATTGATTTGTTAAGGCAAGTACGTAGTCAGTTCAGATTCCCTAGTAACAAGCTAGATTATGTAGCACAACGACTAGGTTTAGGTAGCAAGACTGCTCACGAAGGGCATGAGCTATGGGTTAAATGTATGAATAAGGATAAAGATGCTTGGTTTAGAATGGAAGAATACAATAAGCAAGACGTTATCTTGCTTGAGAAGTTATATGTTAGGTTGTTACCTTGGATTAAAAACCACCCTAATCATAATCATCAAGCAGATGGTGCTGTGTGTCCGAGCTGTGGTGGTACTCACTTACAGAAGCGTGGTATTTCTGTTACAACTACCTCTACTTATCAGAGATATCAATGCAGAACGTGTGGCTCATGGAGTCAGGGAACGAAGCAAACAAAATCGTCAGTAGAGGTTAAGCCCTTATGAGTGGAGACCATAACATGAATCAGATAAGAGAAGGCTATAGACACTATGATAGTCCAGTAGCTATGCCTGATCTAGGTCAACCTAAAGAGTTTACTCTTGATGAATATTTTGCCGGTTTATACAAACTTATGGAAGATACAGGCAAATCAGTTAAAGATCAACAGGTTGCAGGTAGTCACTATCAACGTGCTATCCAACCTTGGGATATTATTTCTGAATGGGAGCTTGACTTTTGGGAAGGAAATGTGTTAAAATATCTGTTACGTTGGAAACATAAAGACGGTGTTCAGGATTTGCAGAAAGCCAAACACTATTTAGAATACTTAATTGAAAGGGAATTAAATGACGACTAAGAAACAAACAGTAAACTTTAGTAAGTTCTTTCCGGAGGACAATGCATTCGTATCATTATCAGGTATGTTCAACCCGAATGCAAAAGATATCTTTGATGAAGAGTTCGATTTAGATCTTACGATTCAATCAGCAGGTGGACGCTTTGTTAATCTGTACTCATGGCTAGACACTAACGAGTCTACATTGAAACAGATGAAAGCAATTCACGAAGCTACAGGTAAAGCAATCGAGTTCTATGAATCAGCACGACAAGCTAAGAAAGAAAAGAAAACTAAGCCTATCAAAGTAGAACCACGAGTAACAAAGCAACGCAAGTAAACTATGTATCCGTTGACGCTACAAGAACTACAAGAGAGGCTGAAACGGCTCGATGAACTATCTCTTCTAGAGTTATTAGATATAACTTCTGAGGAGATAGTCGAGATGTTTATAGACCGTATTGAAAATAACTATGATCAACTGATGGATGAAGTTGACTATGATGGAGAAGAAGAAGACAATGAGTAGATATGAATTAACACCTTACAATACCTTCATTGCTAAGTCACGATACTCACGTTACTTGGATGATAAAGGTAGACGTGAACACTGGGGTGAAACAGTAGCACGTTACTTTGATTTCATGACTAAGAACTTGAAAGAGAAGAACGACTACACGTTAACACCTGAGTTACGTGCAGAGTTAGAAGATGCTGTAAAGCATTTAGATGTAGTACCAAGCATGAGAGCAGTGATGACAGCAGGTGCAGCATTAGAGCGTCAGAACGTGGCAGCATTCAATTGTTCATACCTGCCTATCGATGACCCTAAAGCATTCGATGAAGCTATGTACATCTTGTTATGTGGTACTGGTGTAGGATTCTCAGTGGAGCAACAGTATGTTAAGCAGTTACCTGAAGTACCGGATCAGTTGTACGATAGTCAGACTACTATTGTGGTGTCGGATTCTAAAGAAGGATGGGCTAAATCACTCAGGCAGTTACTGGCTTTATTGTACTCTGGCGAAGTTCCAAAGTTTGACTTGTCGAAGGTTAGACCTGCAGGTGCACGACTTAAAACGTTTGGAGGAAGAGCTTCAGGAGCTAAGCCATTGGAGGATCTCTTCAAATTCGTTATTACTAAGTTTAAAGGTGCAGTGGGACGGAAGCTTAGTTCATTGGAGTGTCATGACATTCTCTGCAAAATCGGGGAAGTTGTTGTCGTGGGCGGTGTACGCAGATCAGCGATGATTTCATTGTCTGACTTATCTGATGATAAGATGGCTCATGCTAAAGCAGGTGCATGGTGGGATGGTCAAGGTCAACGTGCCTTAGCTAACAACTCAGCTACTTATTTAGAGAAGCCGGGCATCGGTCAGTTCATGCGTGAGTGGACAAGTATCTATGAATCACATTCAGGTGAGAGAGGAATTTTTAATCGTGATGCATCACAGAAACAAGCAGCAAAGAATGGCAGACGAGACGCTACTTACGACTTTGGTACGAACCCTTGCTCTGAAATCATTCTTCGCCCTTATCAGTTCTGTAATCTATCCTCTTGCATTGTGCGTAGTACTGATACTGTGGAGTCTTTGGAACGTAAGATTAAGTTGGCTACGATTCTTGGAACTTTCCAAGCTACGTTAACTAACTTCCCTTACCTACGTAAGATTTGGCAGAAGAACACTGAAGAAGAAGCATTGTTAGGTGTATCAATGACAGGCATTCTAGACAATGCATTGTTAAATAACCCTGATGATCCTGAGTTACCTAAACGATTGGAGAGATTAAGAGATGTCGCTGTTTCTACAAATGCTGAACTCGCTAGTTTGCTTGGCATTAACGCTTCTGTTGCTGTCACTGCCGTTAAACCTGAAGGAACTGTTTCTCAGCTCTGCTCTACTGCAAGCGGTATACATCCTCAACATAGCAAGTATTATATTAGACGTGTCCGTGCTGATAACAAAGACCCGCTAACACAGTTCATGATTCAGTCAGGCTTTGTAGCTGAACCATGTGTTATGAAACCTGAGAGTACTACAGTGTTTTCATTCCCTGTGAAGGTAGCTGACGGTGCTTTGTTACGTGAAGAGTTGTCTGCTATTCAGCACTTGAAGTTATGGTTGTTGTTCCAACGTCATTACTGTGAACATAAACCTTCAGTAACTATCTCTGTTAAAGAGCATGAGTGGATGGAAGTAGGAGCGTGGGTGTATGAACACTTTGATGAGGTAACTGGAGTATCATTCCTACCTATGGACGGTGGAACGTATCGCCAAGCACCTTATGAAGAAGTAGACGAAGAAGCTTACAACAAGTTAAAGTTACTTGTTCCTGAGTCAGTTAATTGGGATAGCTTCAAGGAGTATGACGATAACGTAGAAGGTGCTCAGACGTTGAGCTGTACTGCCGGAGGTTGTGAGATTTAAGTTTAAGAGGGGAAAGCGGATGGTGGGTAGGTGGATTGAGACTACTTGGTCGACCACTGCAGCGAGTACCCTCACCTATTAGGAGGTATAATGAGTGTAGAACTAAGTGTTATCCGAGGCATTGCATTCGGTATAGAGTACTTAAACGGTGATGATATAGGAGATGAAGACGTATCAGTCTATGTTGTAGTTGACTTAGGCTTCTTACGGTTGTTGTTTATTACGTACAAGCCTACGTAATTTGTAACGTGACAGGACTAGTAGAGTTGTCAATGATTGGCATCAAAGCACTCATTGCTACTTTACTAGATCCTATCCAATCTGATTTACCATCCCATGTCATCCCAACGAGTATGCATCCCTCAGTATTCTTGGAAGAGTTACCGCTGTGTATTCGTATGCCTGTAAACCCATCGACATCATTGAGTAAAGGTAGTCTAACCTTAAATCTGTTGGACAAGGTAACAGAAACATTGTAAGTTCCTCTAGGGATTGCTGTCTCATTCTGTACTTTCCATTCCTTAACCGGCTTACCTTCTACTTGTCTTACCTTGTCTTCAAGTGTATAGCAGATAGGAGATAGTCCATACTTAGTCTCTTCGTATAACTGACCTACTGTGAATGTTTCACCTTCGTGGATACGCTTAAGTATCAGATTCATTTAATCCCTTTTACTTTCTCGTAAGTACGTAAGCCACCGATACCAAGTAAGCCACCAAGTACAGTCATTAGAGTTGTCATGTCAAAAGGAATAGCTAAGGCTTGATGACCTAGAGCAACCATAATCTTATCAACGATAGGAAAGGCTACAAAGTGTAACATGAAAGATACGCTACAAGTCCATCCAATAGACGGTCTCCATCCTGATTTGAATATGTTATCTGACTTAGCTTCCTCTTCATTTACTTTAATCTGTGCTAATGCTAGTTGAAAGTCTTGGTCTTGAGCAGCTTTGATTAACTCTGCTTGTGCCTTCTCTCTAGCATCCTTGTCAGGAATTACTTTATCAAGTAACTTAGCACCAATCTCTAGGATGGATAGAACAGGTATCATTTGTTTTTCTTCCTTGATTCTCTAGCTTCTTTATCCCACTGGTTAACTTGTACTAAGTACTCATCTAATGTCTTAAGCAGTTGCTTCTGCTGATCTGTTCTGCTATTAGCAGTAGCTGCATAGATTTGTTTCTTAGCGTCTTCTATGTCTTTCTTAATCAACACCCAGTTCTTAGAGCTTACTTCAGCAGGATCAAACTTGATCTGCCTGATACCTGTAGCTGTTTGTAGTCCACGTTCTGCTTCTGGTGCGTCAGTACGTGACTCACGCATGTTACCAAAGATACTTGGAGTTGTAGTAATCTGACCAGTTACTTCATCTTTAGTACGAGTACCGAAGATACCATTTGGATTCAATCTGTCTACTTCGTTAGCCAAGATAAAGTTAGAGATAGTGTGTGCTGTCTTAGCACCAATCTTCATGCCTAAGAAGTCTACTTCCTGTCCTTCAAACTCTCTAATGTTTTTCTTACGGAAGAAGTCATAGTTAAGTAATAACTGTACTGGTTCTTTAAATACAGGGTTCAAAGATCCGGTAGCTGTTGAAGCAGCTGAAGAAATCTTACCCTTCTCAAAAGGACTAGTAGGTCTGTTGCCTGTATTGAACGCATTAGTTAACAAGTTCAAGTCAGCGAATGGCAAGATACCTGATAGCGGAATAGCTGTTGACTTACCTGTAATAGGATTACTAATGTAGACAGGCATCTGATCTTTAACGTAATCAGGTACATCTTCTGCTACTGGTTTTTCAACACCGGCTTCTACGTTCTGCTTGAAGATATTAATCTTATTGATCTTCTCAGGAGTAGTTACTAAAGCTTCTAACTGTAGAGGAATGTTCTTACGTGACCATGTGTAGAAAGGCATAGCTCTCTTCATCACGTTCTGCTCAAACGGACTTAATGAACCATAGTCAAACAAGTACTTCTGCACTGCTTTACCTGCGTCTTCGTATGATGCACCTTTCTTTACACGATCCAAGAATAGAGCAACACGTGCGTTGTCTTCAATAGCAGAACCTACAGCAAAGCCACCCTTAAGTAAAGGATTCTCTGTGCCTACAGTCTTACCTGCGATTTGCTTTAGAGACTCAGTAGCTGAACGTAGATTATTAAACGACAACGGTTGATTAATACCTAACTTACTCTCAATAACTTGAGCTACGTCAGCACCGTATTGACCTTCACCAATCACACCACGATTAGCCATCTCTTCATAGATTTCTTTAACTGGCTTACCGTAGATTGTACCGTCTAAGTTATTCTGTGCAATCTTATATTGAACTACAGCAGCGTCTTTGTATCTAAGAGGGTTATCAACACCTGCTAGGTAGTTATTCCATAAGTTACCGATAGCATTCTTTGTGTGATATGAAGGACGTACACCTAAAGACCACATCTTCCACCAGTTAGTAGTACCATCAACTACTTGTAAGAACTTGTTAATAGCTTGATCGTTAGTAGCGATGCCGTGAATACGGACGATACGGCTCTTTACTTCTGGAGGAAACTTAACACCCGGAATCTCTGGGATACTTACATAGTTCTTAGGTGCAACCGCAGCGTCAACACCAAACTCTCTTGATACATCATCAAGAATCTTCTTACCTGCGATAGCGTTAGCTGCTTTGAATTCATAGATACCTTGTACTACAGCCGGATCGTTTCTGAATCTAACAGCGTCATCACCATATAAAGCTTTAGCGTTAATGTTCTGTACGGTGTCATCAATCTCACGAGTTAATGCTTGTGTGTTCTTAGCAGATGGACGTGAAGAGATAGTCAACGCTTGCTTGTTAACAATGTCATCTAACTCTTTAGATCTGATATGAGGGAAATAATTCTCGCCTAAGTCACCAATCTTGATGCCGGCAGCTTGTTGTTCTTCAAGCAATGACTTATACTTGCTAACAATGTTTTGCTCTAATGCACCGATAGCATCGTCACCGATCTGACCTGTTTCAATATCATTAACAATCTTAGCTTTCAAGTCATCAACAGATATACCTGTTTGCTTAGACAATACTTTGATCTCTTTGTTCAAAGCTTTAGCGTCACGAATACCTTCGTTAACTGCCTTGTCTCTAGAGAATCTAAACTGAGCATAGAGTTCATCAGCCTTGTCAATGTTCTTAGAACGTAGCATGAAGGCTTTATATAGTTCATTGTCAGCAAGTTTACCCGGAACTGATACAGCACCTGCGATAGGCTTGATAACAGTTTCTTTTAATGCTTGGAAGGGTGCACCAAGAGCAGCACGGTCAACAATAGAGTCACCAGCAAAGCCGATAACAGAAGCAATGATAGGATTCTTTTCTCTAAAGTCTTGAGGTAAAGCTTCTAGTGTTCCTGTCTTAGCCTCGCCTTTGAAACCTTTAAGAGCAGCTGTCTTAATACGTTGCTCATTCTCAGGAGTCATTGACTGCATAGTCTTGTTCAGCATGCCAAAAGGTGTAGACATATCTACCGGAGGTTGCTCACGTTCGATCTGACGCATCTCTTTAGCACCACCTAAAGCAGCTTGACCGGGACGGCTTAGATAATCTAAAGCGTCCATCAAGAAGTTACCTGTCTTCTTTAAGCTTTGCTGTACTAGTTCAGGTGATGCTTCATAGATAGCACCTGCTCCACTAGCTACAGCACTGCCTACGTCTTTAACAACTTGAGGAGTAGCTGCAGATATCTTAGCACCTGCTTGTCTGTATGTTTCAATAGAAGGTACTTCAGCAGTCGCTGCTGAAGGAGCAGCTGGTGCAGGAGCTTTTTCACCTATGTATGCAAGAATCTTAGATTTAGCTACAGCAGGATCTGTGTCAGGTATGTCATACTGCTGACCTTGATATTCATATAAAGGCATTGACTATCCTTATTTTAATTTAATAACACCTTGAGGCTGTTTGCCACCTTGCCAAGGCTCACGAAGAGCAATCTTCTGTGCAGACGCTAGTGCTGTGTTTAATTGATCAGCACCTTGTAGCTTATCAGTAGGTTTGTAACCAGCAGCTGCCAACGCTTCGATAGCAGCTTGACGTTCGTAGTTCCAACGAGTACCTGCATCAAACTTATCACCAATGTCAGCAAGTTCTTTCTTGTTCTTAGCAATAGTTGTCTTAAGACTTTCGATAGTAAGACCTTCCTTCTCTTCCTTCTGAGCTCTATCCATGATAGCTGTTTGACCTGCGTTTGATAACTGCATGATCTTCTTGTACTCAGGAGTCTTCTCTAGCTTAGCTTGAATATCCGCAGGTACTTCACCTTCTCCTGTCCATCCGGCTAATTTAGCTTTGTTCTCTAAACGAGTTGTAAGTGTTGATAACTCAGTAGCTAACTGCTCTGGACGTTTAGATACAAACTCTACGTCTTCACGTGTTTGTTTAGTAGTAGCTGTCTCTAGCTTCTGTGCTTCTTGTAAAGCATAAGCTTTAGCGTTAGCCATGTCAGCAGGAAGTGCATCAGCAATAGCTTTAAAGTACTCAGGAGTGTTAGGACTATACTGAGAACCTACCTCTTGAAGAACTTTGTTTAGAACACCAGCACGTCCTTGCTCAGTAGTCTCACCGCCAAACAAAGAACCACCTAGTTGACCTAAAGCAATACCCATTCTTTCATAAGGAGAAGCAGCTTGACCGTACAAACCAGCCCATAGTTTCTGCTGTTGTAGTTGTTGCTCACGAGGATCATATCCTAGTAAGTTTTTATATAAATCTACTGTAGCCATTATGTATTCCTTATCTCTTATATGCAGCGTAAGCGTTTGCACCGCCAGTCATCAAGCCACTCCAGAATCCAGCGTTAGCAGCATTGGCAGCTTGAGCACCTTGGAAGGCTGTATTAGCAGCTTGTGATAGACCTTGTTGATACATTTGTGAACCAGCAGTCTGACCCGGTTGTTGAGCTTGACCAAGTTGAATACCCATTTGATAAGGCATCTGTGATAAGTTTTCAACGTTACCTGACAAACCTAACAATGTTTGTAACGGTGAGTATGCACCAGCCAACGTAGCTTGTTGTGCTTGTTGTAGTTGTGTACCAGTACCTAACAAACCTGCACCGAATGTTTGTTGTTGCTGTGCAGCTTGATCAGCACCTGCAGAAATCTGTGCATTCTGCTGAGCTAATGCGTTGTAGTACGCAGCCATCTCAGGGTTAGTAGCTTGCATGCCTGTAGTAGTACCACCTGTAGCTAAACCTTGACGACCTGTTTGGAATAGACGGTTACGAATACCTGACAAAGCTTGTTCATTTTGTCCGCCAACTAAACCTTGCTGCTGCGTAATGTAACGTTGTCTGGCTGCTTCCGGTGATTCAGATAAGTAACCAGCACCTAAGTTATACAACTGAGTTGCTTGATCGCCTAAAGCACCAGCTTGTTGTTGCATTGTTTCAGCAGCAGTTAAGCCTTGTCCAAATGTATTAAACAATCTATTTTGTAGATTAGCTAACTCTGGAGCAGCTGTATAACTAGCACCAGATATATACGGCATACCTGTTTTAGGATCGAGTTCTCGTGTAAACTGAGACGAACCAAACCTACTAGTCATTCCTACAGGTCTGAACGCAGCAGAGTAAGCCGCATCTTTTGCAGCTTGAGACTGTTGAGCAGCTGCAGCATTAGCAGCGTCTCTTGTGTCATCAGCTCCAGTAAATATATTTGCTACTGAACTAATTAACTTACCCATTATAAACTCCTACTATAAATTTCATATGTTTCATTATTAGTACCTGTTAAAGGTTGTTCGTATTTAAATCCTATTGATCTTGCAAACTTAGCTAGTTTAGTATTGTCTATCATTGCAACTAAAGGAATACTAACAAGGGTTTGTAATGTATTTAAATCTTTTATAAACTGTTTCTTTACTTCACTAGACCACTTACGTACATCTGTATGAAACCACAACATACCTGCAAAGTGTTCTAAGTACATTGTGTAGTCTTGTTTATTGACTACTGGTATTTTACCAAGAGAATGAGACATAGCCTGTACCGCCTACTAAACCTGTACCGCCCTGTGCAGCTCCTCCAAGACTGTTACCGCCTAGACCACCAGCACCATATCCAGTACCGTTCTGTCCTTTACCGTCATATCCTTGACCGGCTGTGTTACGATTAACCATCCAAGAAGCAGTGTTAGAACCAGCGATACCCCCGGGAGAACCAGCAGCACCTCCAAAAGCAGGATTGTTATCACCTACAACACCTGCTCCACCGCCGCCACCAGTAGCTGAGAAAAGAGTTGTAGCTCCTCTCTTAAGTGTAGTAGTACCGCCTGTAGCTCCTGTACTACCGCTACCGTTACCAGCACCTCCAGCACCCACAGTAACTGTTAATGTTTCACCCGGTGTTACAGCAATAGTTTGATTAGAGTAATAACCACCTGAACCACCGTTAGCAGCTCCGTGTCCGTCACCAGAAAATATAGATCCACCACCGCCACCACCTGCTCCAACTAACAAAGGCATTGATAAACTATAAATACCATTAGGTACTACAAAAGAATAAGTACCTGCAGTTGCGTAAGCTTGAGTGCCTGATTCAGGAAAAGCTTTCTTCCAAACACCAGAGTCCTTAACATAAATCTCTTTAGAAGCTTTCCAAACACCAGCATCATTAACATAAATCTCTTTAGGTTCTTTAAAGACACCGGCATCTTTAACAGATATAGTAGGCATTATTAAACCTTATACCAAACATCACCGTTAGAACCACCTGTAGGAGAACTTGTTGATACTGTTCTAGCACCTACAGAGTTAGATCCAACAGAGTTTCCGTTAACAGTAGCACTTGTAATAGTTACACTTGCTAAAGTACCACCAGTAATTGCTACAGCATTTGCATTCTGAGAAGACAAAGTTCCTAAAGAACCTGTAGCTGTAGTAACTGCAGTGTTTACAAAAGCTGTGGTGGCTAACTGGGTTGTGTTAGCACCTGCTGTTGCTGTAGGAGCTGAAGGAGTTCCTGTAAATGTAGGAGATGCTAAGTCAGCTTTAGAACTAACAGCTCCTGAAATAGAATTAAACTCATTATCTAACTCTGTGCCTTTAACAATCTTGTTAGAGTCACCGGTAGGTAGTGTGTCTTTAGTTGTAAAGTTGGTTGCTTTTACATAATTACTCATAGTAGTGTCTTTCCTGTCTTAATAGCAAAGTCAATCTTTTGGATTGATAAAGGTGTTCCGTCAATGTCTGATTCAAATCCTAGTTGTAATACGTTACCTGAACCAGAAGCTGAGATGTTTGCAGAGTCTAAAGCAATACCGTTATTATAAGTAGCTAGTCCATACTCAGCAATACCGTATTCAAATACAAGTACTTGTGCTAAAGTAATACCACGAGAGAAGTAGTTACGTGTATAGTCATAACCCCACTTCATAACAATAGGTTGACCAGAACCACCAATAGCAACTACGTTGATCTTCTTTAGGATCTTAATGATAGTAGCTTGATCAAAGTCAAAGTAGTTAGTGAAGTAAGACATACGATACTTCTGTCCGTTATCTTCATACAAGTCATACTTACCGATGTATCCCGGCTTACCAATATATAACTGTCTATCTTGTGTTACGCAGAATGCAGTAGGTTCAATCTGTTTCCAGATAGTTGTTCTTGCTGCACCGTTCTCTAACGTACCTCTAGTATCAAAGCAATAAGTAAATCCTGAACTAGGTAATGACAATAGATACATAGCATCTGTAGGATAGTACACAGCTTTAATATCTCTCAACTGTTCAGAAGCTACGAGTGCTAGTAACTCATCACGTACGTTCTTTGATACATCTCTGAACGGTAATGACTTCTCTTGAATAACACGTTGTAAAGACTGAACACCAGTACTAGATAAGAACAACAAGTCAGTACCAATAGATTGAACTGAATCTCTAGAAATACACCCAACACCTTCAATAGTATCTGATAATGTTAACTGTGATGGGTCAACTGGATTAGCATATATAACAATATGTTTAGTACAGAATATAATTAAGAATCCATTGTGAGCAGCCAATGCTACAATAGGATCGTTATTAGGAACAACTTCACTGATGTTTAAGTACCCTGAAGTACCTGTTTTCCATTCAGCTGGGTTAAGTAAATCACTAAAGTAAACTGTTTGTCTATCACCTGAGATATCAGCAACCCAGACTCTACCGTAAGATGTCATAACACAGTTAGGAGTAAAGCTAGTTACAGTATGTCCGACAGGTAAATTAGTAGCAATATCTCCAAGTCTTTGTAATCCATAAGCACCTGTATGAGCATGTGCTGTAGCACCTAACTTGTGATATAGTAAAGCAGGATGACCTTCTTGTACTAAAATAGCATGACCTGATGGAGTAGCTCCTGTATCATAAGGCATACCACTAATCTGCCAGTTATCATTACTTATAGTGTATGATAAATTACCAGTGTCTGTACCGTTACGGATAACTCTTTCAGTTAAAGTTGTAGTACCTGTGTATAACTTATTGTTAGCTGCTGAAATAACTTCAATACCATCATCTTTAACTAGCTCATAGATAGCTTTAAAGTCACCTGTAGACGCTGCAGTAGCATTCACTGGAGTCCACCCTTTACGTGCACCGATACGACCGTAGCGATCGATTACGCAGTTATTAGCCTCTAGTGCAAAACCAGACGACAACTGAACTGACGAGTCTTGGGTATTTAAACCGAAGAAACCCGGAGCAGCGATTGATCCTGTTAGTAGTTGTTCAGCCATTAGCTTGCGAACCACTGACCTTCTTCTTCGTATCTGCTGCTTTCAATTGCAATAGCATCAGCCAAAGATTGATTATAGATTGCATACATTTCGTTAGACTGAATACCACCATCTTCACCACGTTCTGCAATAGCTCTTGCTGTAGCATTAAAGATAATAGGTTCTTCAGGTACTAATAGAATATCAGCGTCAGCTACTAGCTTAGGCTGTGGTTTAATTACGTTGAATCGTACGGTATAAACCTTATCAGGGATAGGGTAAATATCTACCTGAGTATCTCCGTTAACGTTTGTACCGTTAAAGTTATAGTATCTTGGTGATCCTGACTCGCTTGAACTCATCAAGAATAAACGGTTCATCTCTTGTACTGTTTGATATTTGAGATTAAAATCATCAGTATCGTTAATAACATCTACGATGCGGAAGCGTTGACCTGAGCCTACTAATACATAGTTAAAGATACCGTTAGATGTTACAGCTGTTAGAGTATCTGATAATGCATTCCAAGCATAAGCGTCTTCTACTTGTCTCTTAGCATCATTAACAAACTCACCAATAAGCTTTGAATAAGCGTTATCTGCTACGGATGAAACCTCAGTTTCACGTAGTCTTCTTAGTACGTTGTTAACTAAACCGATATAATTCATAGTGTTCCTGTTTTTCTGTGTATATTATAACATACTTTATTTAAAAAGTCAAGCTTTATTTTACCATTTTACTTTATCAGCCCAGTACGCAGCACTCATTTTACCCTTAGCTATGTTCTTAGCATGTCTATCTTTGAATGCTTTATTTCTAGCTGATCCGTCAGGACTACCTTTAACACCCTGTTGACCGAATCTAATGGTCTTAACTTCATCACCGTCTTTAGCTACAACTACGTGGGATTTAGTGGGATGGCTTGGTGTTTTCTTAGGCTTATTATACCCAGCTACACCGGCACGTTCTAGTCTAGAGTCTTTTTTCATTTCTTTTTCTTAGCCTTACCAGCTTTTTGCAGTGCAATAGCGACTGCTTGCTTCTGAGGACGACCTTCTTTAACCATCATTCTAATGTTTTTACTAACTGTCTTGTCTGACTTACCTTTAGCTAGTGGCATAATTATGATCCATTCTGATAAGATGTGTTTTGATGAATTTCCATAGTCAGGATAACTGAGAATGTTGAACCTGCTGCTGGAGTAACTGTTACGTAATCATACTCATCCATTACCATGCGTCCTTGATTGAACTGTAATACTTCACCGCCTCCAACTGACTTAGCTCCAGAGATAACAATAGTAGCTGGTTGACTAATATCATGCCATCCTGATGATACCGATGCTGTAGAACCACCACCGTTAGCAATGAACAATAATGTAGCGATAGCTTTACAGCCTTTAGGTACTGTATACACAGTGTTACTTACACCTGCTGTTAAGTTCTTACCAACTGTTAGTTCTCTCATTTAACTGTCCAATGACTTGTTATGTAAGTGATAATACCACCAACTCCAGAAGCAATGACCATACCCATCCAGAATCCGCCTTTAGACTTATTAGCTAACTCTAGCAGTTCTTCCATCCCAGACTCTAGCTTGTCTATTTTCTTTTCCATAGCTTCTACCTGAGCAGTAAGCTTACCGTATTTGTAGAGGTCTACACCGTTTTCTGTTGTCATAATGTGCCTGTAATAAATAATAATTGCCATGAAGCAGGTAAATCTAAAGTAGATACTTCTAAGCTGTTCAAATTAGCTTCTTGTAGTTGTTGTTCTACTTCTGAAACAGTAAAAGCAGCTTTCATAGAGTTATCAAAATCTATTCTAAACTGTTTAAACTTATCTGATGGAGCGTATTCATTCAGAATAGCTGTTCTAGTTTCTAGATCTTCTACTCTGACCATATCCATTATTAATACTTTAGTACCTTCTTTGCCTACTTGTTTTACAGTATCCCAAAGAACACTAGGCTCAGCTAATTGATGTAATAGCATACTACTAATAATGCCATCATACTTCTGAGTAATAGTTAAGTCAGGTATGTTTCTATTTTCTAAAGTTACATTAGCTGTAATCTTGCTTTTAGCTTTTTCAAGCATGTTAATAGAAGCATCAATACCTGTAAACAATACGTTAGGATATGCAGTAGTTAGACTAGGGAAGTAGTCACCTGAGCCACATCCAATATCTAAAACAGAACCTTCTGAGTTAAGATTTAATTTTGATAAATAAATATTTATAATAGGAGTCTTATCAAACTCAGAGTAAGCATCTACTTGTAGAGGCTCATTCATTACCTCTGTTTCAAGCACTCTTGGCATTTTTAAGTTCCTCTAAATAGTCCATTGTTTTTGTAGTATCTGCATACCCATCATAAATAAAAGCATTGGGGTTAAATCTACGAATTAAAGCTTCATGTTTAACACCTACTGTCTTACCTTTCCACTGAGTTGCTACTGTAGTTGGTGTTAGTTTAGGATGCCATCTTTGAATAGATACTAATGGATATCCTCTTAATTCTGCTTTGTCTCTAATTCCTACACCATGTGCTTCACCGTTGCGTAGTGTAGGTATTAAGGTTACTACGCTTTCTGTTACAGGTGTTTCTATTACCTCTACACCGGGATGCTCGTGAACAGGAACAAATGGTTGAGGGAATATTAAATACAACTCAACCTGAAATTGCCCTTTACGAAACATACAAAAAGCAGTAGCATCATCAGAGTTAAACACTTCAACACCTACAGGCGGCATAAATGGAAGACCATTGTCTACATACCATTTAGCGAACTCTTCTGTTGAGTTCCATGTTTCAGGGATAATCATAGTTTACTCTGCATCTCTTTTATAATTTCAGCTTCATCGACAGAAGTCACTGCACTAGAAGAATTCCAAGTTTCCCAACCATTCTCGTCAGTTGTTACAACACTATAAACTATGCCATGAGCATGAGATATGTAAAATGATAAAGCTCTTTTTGCTAATTCTTGTTTAATTAAGTCTTCTGTTTCAAAAAAATCGTACTCACCGTTAGCAGGATTAAGTAAAGCATATTTAGTTGTCATTATGATATTGCTCCATATCTAGTTCCTGTAGCTGCCCAAGTAACTGAATATCCGTTTAAGTGAACAGCTTTACCACCAGCTTCTCCCGGAACAGGTGCTGGCAATACTGAAATCGTAGTATCTGACCTAGCTGCTCCGCCTGATGATCCCCAACCACCACCACCGCCACTAGCTAT